AACAGATTCCATTTATATCTTTAGACTAATTAAATCAGGGTGGTGTAAAAGCCACCCTTAACTAAGAAAGGAAAAAATGAAAAAAGGTAAAACAAAAATAGAAGATAAATTAAAAAGACTAGGATTTAAAAAAAGTAAACCTGACAAAGATGGTTTTGTTATGTTTTCTTTTTCTCCAGCAGACTTAATTAAAAAAAAGAAAGGTAAAAAATAATGGAATTATTAAATGGAAATAAACCTAGAAGTATAAATATTATTAATAAAGCTACAAAGATAACTAAAGAGTTTAAATCAGTTGAAGAATTTTCAGATTATCTTTTAGAATTAAATAAAGAACTATATTTTGCTTCTTATTTTTACAATGAAAGCATTTATGGTTTAACTACAAGAATTTGGTTCTCTAAAGGAGAATCAATAACTTCAGAATTGTTTACAGATAAAACATTTTCGCTTAACTTAAAGGAGAATAAATAATGAATAAATTTCATAAAACAATACATGAGATTTACGACTTACCTATGAAAGATAGGATTAAATATTGTCAAGATTTTGTTTATAATCTTACAGGTCTTAAATTATCATGGCAAGATGGTAAAAGATATTATCATGAAATGTATGATTGTGATACTTACGAAAACGATATTTATATAGTTATGGTTTTTAGAGGTAAGCAAGCAGATTGGCAAATTCATGATAAAGAATTAAAAGGTCAAATGACTTATTTGTCTATAAAGAATAGAGATAAAACTGCAATCCATGATTGGAGACATTTACAAGAAATTAAAAACGAACTTGTAGGTTCAGATTGTGAAGCAGTAGAAATTTATCCTAACGAGGATAGATTAGTAGATACAGCTAATCAATATCATCTTTTTGTATTTCCAAAAGATTATAAAATACCTTTTGGTTGGAATACTAGATCAGTTATTAAAGAAGAATTAAAAGGTGGATATAATAAAACAGGACAAAGAAAAATAGAGGAGAAAACAGATGATAATTCTAGGCATACCAATTCATAGAAAATATAATAAGGTAGTTTTAAAAATTGCTTTATTAATATTAACAATTTTAATAATCGGAGTAATATTATGGATTTAAAAGAACTAATGCAAAGAACAAAAATAGTTGAAAGATTATATACACTTTATGATCTGAAACAAATTTTACAAGAAAAAATAAAAAAAGCAGAACAAGAGTTATCACAACTAGATATGGAGAAAAAAAATGGACAAGATAAAACGACAAAGGCTTAAATTAATAAATGAAGTTTCTATAAAAAAAGGTTGGACATTTGGAGATAATAACCCATTCTTTGTAGAAGTTTATGAACTAATGGACAAGATTGAAGCTAAAACAATGAAAGAGTATATGAAGAAGTTAAAACTAGAAAGGAAAAAATATGAAGAAAATGCTATGCGTAATTATATTGCTACAAGCTTGCGTGTATAAGCCTGTTGTTGATACCTCAGGTCGTAGTGGTACGTTTGATAAGCCTAAAGCAGTTGAACTTACAAACGATCTACAACATTGTAAAACTTTAGCGAAAGAAAACACAAGTACATTAATTGAAAGTAGTAAATATATTTATAATTATTATTTAAGAGCAAGTGTATTGTGGTTATCTCCTAAAGCTAATTATAATTATCCAAATATGTATAGATCATGCTTAAAAGGTCGTGGTCATTCTGTAATAAACTAGAAAGGAAAAAATGAATAAACAAATAAAAACAGATTATATGATTAAAGGCATGATTGAGGATTTTAAGAAAAAACCTAGTCATAAGCTTTTAGATCAAATAATAGGTCTAAAATTTAAACATATTAGACTTAAAAAAGATATTACTGCTGAAGCAGTAGTATGCGATAATCCTTTATATTTTGCATCAGTTTTTGCTTTATATAAATTTGAAAAAGGTATAACAACAACAACAGCTAGATTATTTGTTTTAAGTAAATATTATAAATATGATATTACTCAATTAATCGAAAGGCTAAACTAGAAAAGGAAAAAAATGTATAAAAAAACTAAACTAACAAATGGTCTAGAATTAGACTTTGATGATGATAAACACATTTATTATCATAAAGGACAAAAAGTAGAAAGTGTTACAGGTATTTGTGGAAAAGGTATTCCTAAACCACAATTAACTAATTGGTTAGTAGCAACTCCTATTAGAGCAATAAAAGATTCATTACATAGTATGTTGGATAATGAACAAACTTTAGATAGAGTTAAACTTGAAAGAATAATCCATGATGCTAAACAGAAAACTAACAGAATTAAAGATGATGCTGGTTTAGTAGGTTCAGTAGTACATGGACTAATTGAAGATTTTCTTCAAGGTAAAAAAATTCCAAACCAATCTGATACAGCAGTCATTAATTGCTGGAATATATTTTTAGATTGGTGGAAAACCCAAGAATATGAGGTAGTTGAATTAGAGAAAAAAATTTTTTCTAAGACGCATAACTATGCTGGTACTCTTGATCTTATCTTAAAAGATAAGAAAGGCAATCTTGTTTTAGCAGATATTAAAACAAGTAATCATATATCATTTGACTACACATTACAGTTAAATGCATATAAATACGCTTACGAGGAAGAAACTAAACAGAAAATTACTAAAGGGTTAATTATAAGACTACCTAAAAAAGATAGTAATATAGAAGTTAAGGAACTTCCTTTAAATAAACAAATGTTTAATGCTTTTCTAGGTGCTAAATACTTAATGATAGCAATGGCAAATAATTAAACTAAATAAAAACATGAAACAATAAGGAAAAAAAATGACACAAATACAAGGAAAACAATCAAATTTCTGTGGTTTAACATTAACCATGTTTTCTACAGGAAATAAAGCACCAAAAATGGAATATAGTGCATCATCTAACAAAGCTAAATTTAAATGTACTCTAACTAAGAATATGTTTGAATTATCAGATATACAAAGCTGGTTAAATTCTCCACCTGTTCAAGAATATGTAAGAGCAGGCTATCTTTTAAAATGGGGTGCTAAAGTATCACAAGGAGAACCAAATCAATATAGTAATGGTTTGCAATTAGAAATAACTTACTTCATGGTTAAACCATTTAATAAACAAGGATATACTCCTCAACCTCAACAACAGCAAAGCTATCAACAAGCAAAACAAGGTGTACAGCTTACTGATGATAAGTTGCCAAGTAGTCCAAATGATGAAATAGATTGGGCTAAAGAGGGTGCAACTGATTTTAACCCTGATATGTATGAACAAGAACTAGGTTAATGTCAGAAGAGCCAAAATACATACAAATACGACCACAATCTTTTGACCCATATAAGATTATTTCATATCTAGATGCCCTTGATAAAAGGTTAATTAGATCAGAAATAGATTATGACGAAGTAAAAGATCAAGTTCAGGAAGTATTTGATTTTGTTGTTAATGAAAAAATAACTAATGAAACTATGGCTGTATCTTTAGCAAAAACTAAAGCTAGTAATGATGATAGGTATAAGAAAGTTAAAAAAGAACTTTCAGATAAAAAAAAATTATACCTTTATTACAAAATAGAATCAAAGAATGGTCATAGTTATTGTGAAAATTTAAAAACACAATCCATTAACAATCTAGCAATAGAAAAATTGACTAGATCATAAATGAATTTTACTAACAATCCTTGCGTTAGTAAATAGAACTATAAGCGAGAGTGAATAGTTTGGCTAGGGTGGTTTCTTAATCTGGTTTGGAACTGCCCTAGTTTCTAGTTACATCAAAATGTTTTAAATTTGTATTTTTGTGAATTTTTTTAAAAGTGTATTCGTAATTTATTAAGTCTACATCACTTCTTCTTTTAACTTCTTCAACCATTTCATTAACTTTTGTAAAGTATGGATAAGTGTCTATAAATCTAAAGGAAACATAACTACCATAAGGACTGTTATGTGTTTCTAATTGTAATTCTAAATCTGTAATTACAGCATCAACTTTTAATTTGTCCATTTGGACACTATACTATTTCTTACGCATAATGTCAGCACCCTTTAATCCATATATTGCAGATACAACACCAATAAAAATAGCTTGATACCAATAAGGAAGCTGATTAAAATACTCAAAAAATAATTCTAGTTTATTACGAATTTCCAAATCGTCAGAGAACACAGAATAACCCAATATAAGGATAGGCAAAGATATAAGGATAAGGACAAATTCATCTTTAAATCCATTGTCATTACTTTCAATAACTTTTGCTTTATACTCAATTTCACCCTTGCTCATTTTCTCAGCATGAAGCATTTGTGCATCAGAAATTAATTGTTTTGTTCGTTGTTTATTTTGGTATAGCTTCGCACCTGTCTTTACACCCAACGATAATAAATTCAACCACATTTTATTCTTTCTCCAATAATTCTATTTGCATATCAATTACATGCTTTGCTTTTTTTAAATCTTTAATCTGATCTTTTTTATCTTTCCATTTTTTATCATACCTTGAAACATATTTTATAACATGAGTTTGACAGGCATTTAAATCGTTAGCCATGCAATACTCTAAAGGCTGTATTTTAAGCTTCTTGTAGTGATTTCCTGACACTTGTTCAGAAAATGCAGAACTATCACTCTGCGTGGCTCTATGGCTCTTTAAAAGGGTCTTTTTTAATGTATTTGAGGTCATACTATCTTCTTAATCCAATTACCTTTATTGTCAAGCACCATAGGAAGTAATCTGGGTATTCCATTTAAGATAATTCCACAACCTATAATAAACCTTGTTTTGAAATTCTTAGCATAAGCAAATGCCATGCTTTTTTGGTTAATTAAACAACCTACGTTCATTCCAAAAAATAGGTTATCTGGGTTCGCCCACCAACTAATAACAAACTTTGTATGATAATGGCCTTGAACACAACTCATTCCCATAGCTTGACTTGTTTTTAATACATCTGCACTACGACCATGCGTAAAAAAACATCTTTGTCCATTACCCATAGTAAGTGTTAAATCATCTATCCACTTCCATTTTTTAGTGCCTAAGAAATCTCCATAATCTCTTAAAAATTCTTTACTCATTCCATATTTTAATGCTCGTCTATAAACTAGGCTAGAGTGGTTACTATCTACTTCTGTAACTTCTGGAAATACACCCTCTAATTCTTTAATATATTTTCTAGCCTCTTTTAACTCATGTCCAGCAGAATATAAATCAGGGTTGCTATCGTGCATTGAGATCGCATGGAAGTCTAAGCTATCTCCAATATTAACAATTGTGTCAGGTTTAAATTCTTTTTTTATTTCTTTTAAAAAGCTTATAGCATCTTTATGGTGGTAAGGAATATGCATGTCACTAATGACTAGGATTCTCTTGTTCATACAATTATTGCTTGTACTTTCTTTTTTGTTTTTTGTAAAGCCTACAGCTTATCTACTAAAACCATAATCACATAACCCATAGCACTAATTAATGAGCCTGTGCAAATTAATAAAATCTTTTCTAGTCTAAGAACTTTTTCTTCAATAACAGTAATTTTTTGATGTGTCAGCTTTTGCATTATACGACAAAGTTTTTCGTGTGATTCTATTTTTTGTAAAGCTGATTTAGTCATTACTTTTTTTTCTTTTTAGCTTTTTTAGTTTTCTTCTTTGCTGGTCTTCCTCTTTTACTTCCGTATGTTCCTTTTCCCATTGGCATAATATTCTCCTATTTGTTTGCGTTTTTCATTATACTAGCTAAACTCTCACATCTTTTTGTGGTTTGTTTGTGCCAATTACTATCTATCATTTCTACACTAGCTTTTGCAAGATTTTTTTCTTTTAATGCTTCCCACATTTTCTTAAATTTCATTACTCTTGGTTTGCCTAATTGGAAACACATTTCAACAATAACACCAAATACAATATAATTATGTTCTATATCTCTTAATAATTCTCTAGCTGAATCTGATGCTATTTTAAAATCATTATCAAAAACTTCTTCAAGATTCTCTTTGTCATAAGTAACACCCTCAACAAAGTTATCAGTGGGTAATACAAGATGACCATAGCCAATAGTAGCGAAACCCAAACTATCGGAAT